GATCTTGTCGATCTCTGTTTGCCTGCTTTCTTCCCCCGCTTTGAATTTACTTTTAAGTTCGTTGTCGAACTCTGCTCTTGCGGCGGGGTTTGTGGACAGAAACTCTTTTAATGTTGTTGACATTTTAACCTCCGTTTTATTTTCGGCCACATGTGCGGCCTTTCCCGCAATTGCGGGGGATTTACTATTTAGTATGAATGATTCGATTTCAGATTCTTTTATTACAGCGTCAATTAATCCGAAAGTTTTAGCGTCGCCAGCGATAAGGACGTCGGCCGCGGTGCTGTTTATTTTTTTAGCTGTGAGGTTTGGGCGACCTTCTATAGCCGCTTTGACAAATACGTTATGCGTATCGTCAAGGTTTTTTATTACAATAGCCTTGCCTTCATCGGTAGCGAGATCTGGTATCTTCCGTGTGGCTGGAGTGGAGGTTATAACCTCTCTTTTAATACCTGCATCTTCATCTTGTTTGTCCCGGTTAATCCATTCAGCGGCTACACCTATTGACCCTATTCGGGCAGTGCGTGAAACCGCTGCTATTTTATTTGTTTGAGATGTTAGCCAATAGGCAGCACTCGCTGCGGTGTTGAAAACTATCGAGGTTGTTGGCTTTTTCAAATCGGCGATTACCTGCGCTGTTTGATCACAACCGGAAACATATCCACCGCCTGAATCTGTCATGTAGGCGATGTGGCTTATTTCCGGATCATTATCCGCCATCTTGGATGCTTCCCGGATGTACCGATATGTGGTGACTGTTTCGCCGAAAAAAGCTGAGCAGATATCAACCTGTTGGACGAGCATTCCGGAAATATCGATGTAGGCAATCCCGTTTCTTGATTCATATAATTTTCCATCGTTTCTTTTGAGCGCTTCCGGGAGATCATTTATCCTGGCGTTTTGGATAACGTCTTTTTTTGCAGCCTCAAGGTCGGCGATATTTGTAAACTGTTTTCTTGCGTCCAGGATATAGTTTTTTGTATCAGCATATTTTTCTATCTGATATTGACTCATTCCGTATATTACAAAAGCCATTATGCACCTCCGTAATAGATGTTTTCCATCTGTTTTATAATCTTTTGATACCTGGGTGTTTTTATATCTTCAGGTATAATCTTCCACCGCTGGAGTAGGTAGCCGAGATCAGGGAGGTAGAGGTCACTTTGATGGTTTGCTATTTTTATTCCTTGCTTTTCTATCTGGGCAAACATCTCTTGATACGATTCTGCGGTAAGCATATCTAATTTTCCGTTGAGCGATTCTATGGCGATTGATAGTGGCTCTATCTTGTTATCAAGAGCCCTGCCGAATGCGAGTTCTGCGATTGCTGTTAGCTTTTGATCGGGGATTAAATCCGAGAGGGTGTTAACTCCGAATATGAGCCCTAAAAAAATTATTGTAATTATGTTCCTGTTGGAATCTATCCATGATTTCATTTTTAAATCTCCTGTTTTATGGTTGTTCACCAATTGTGAATGAACCGAGCGCGGATGCTGTGAAATTGACGTTTCCGACTTGTGGGTCTCTCGACTCTAAACATAGCTCATCTGTTTCGGTGAAAAATCTTATTTCGTTATTGAATATTTCCCGTGTGTTGAATGTTATATGAGTTGAAAATATACCACCTACTAATTTTTCGGTATATTCAACTTTTGCTCCACGATCTTTGAAATCTGCATTTGTGTGAAAAGCTCCGAGGTTTAATCTTCCGGTTGCTGTTTTTTTATACATATATATACCGTTTGTTAAAGCCTCAATCCCTCCAAACAAGCTGTCATCTGGTGCATTATTTCCGCTCTCGATAGTAATCACAAGTTTTCCTATGTCTATAGGTGTTGTGGATTGACGTGGTTTATATTTATATTTTATGGGAACTGCTAATGTTCCCGTATGATTAATTACATCATTTTTCCCGATTACGATCGATGCTCCAACGCTGAACGGAAAAGATGTTTTTTGATCTATGGTTACTGTGTTTCCAGGTACATCAATATCGATTATTTTTGACTGTTCGTACAGTGTGTTTTCAAAGATGGCTAAGAGGTCGCCGAGAATGATTCCGGTTACATCGTCGAGCGGTAACACTTCGACCTCTTGTGGTTGGCTTGATGCGAGAACTCTATCCGTGATGGTTTCTTCGATTAACCAATATTGAAATGGCGGGTTGATGTTTGATTGAACAAATACATCATGTCCTTTTCCGACTGGATCGAATCCAGAACCTATACCTGGGTTAGTCCCTATCGCCGGCATTATACAGCCGCCTTGAGGTCGATATCAAAAGAACCTCTAATCGGTGTGTTACTAGCTGAAACTTCGATGCACTCCCAAAAAATCCACTCACCTGGTAGCATTTTTATTCCGGCATCCTTGGCATATATTTTCACATCCTCTGTGTTTAGGGTAGTGAGAGTAGGGTCCCATTTTGTTACTATGGTTCCATCTGTTTTGCGGACTCTCAATCTCATTTGAGCATCATTGGATGGTCCGGTCCTTGCGTAATCTGTTTTGTGCTGGGTGACGATCGCAGATCTGTTATTTGGTATTCTCTGCACGGCGATTTGCGTTTGCCCTTCGCCGATTTCTATTGTTGCGTATATGTTTGCTGATCCATCTACTATTTTTATCTGACCGACATTTGTATTTGATGTTCCTGTTTGATCGATTTCCATCCGGAAAACTCCGAATGAATCTCCGATAGAAACATTATTTTGACCATCGAGATCCTTGGTTATTTCCTGTTCGATTCCGAGAGAGTCATGGTATGTGATTTTTACCTTTTGAGCGCCGACACCTAATATTGTATCTGTGATATCCGTGGACACTATAAATAACTCGATTGCAGCGTCAAGAAAAATATAATCTTGAATCGTTCTTTTTATAGGCCATATTTTTTGAGTGAGTGCACCAGATGTATCTGCGGTATCGATGTCTATCTGCTCTCCCCATTTCTGGATTGATCCGAGGACAAATGGTTTTTCAGGATTGGAAATACCTCCGTTACCTATCATACATTCACCCTAACCCGGCCGTTTTTGGTAGGCCAGATGTAAATATCTATGATTTCACCACTGTTTATTATTTCACCTTTTTTTGACATTTGAACACCTTCGTCTTTTTGCGCTGTGACTGGCGCAAGCTCATCGGTTAATCTGTATGTTTGAAAATAAATAGGCCGTGTTTTTAAAATGTCGATTGACCCGGCTTTCACAGCCGTTGCGACCTTTGTCCAGGTGTTAGCTGGACATTCTACAATATATGGATTAGGCATCTTCTATATCCTCCGATTCGTTATCGTTTTTATTTTCTTGATTTTGTGGTTGCTGCTGAGGTTCCCATGGGGGTACCGGTGTTTGTGGGAAAAACCTGCGATTGGTATTTATGTTTTCTTCTGCAGATGATCCGTTCAAGTTTCTGGCTACCCGATTTTGTGTGGTAGCTCCGATTTTAATATTTGTTGCACTCGCATCGGCTTCGCGTTTTGGGTCTATGTTTGGCATGGGTGATCCTATCCAGTTACCGCCCATCCATGCAGCCCTGAGATGCGGATCTTGCCAGCCGGGGGCGGATATCCTACCTCCTGCGATTTCTTCGGATAACCATGCTTCTTTGATGGGGTTAAGGAAATCCGCTATCATTTCATTTCGCCATATTTGAGCTATCCGCCAAAATACTACTAGCGACGCCCTCGATGCTGAGTAAGACGAGTTGAATTTCATCAACAACATCTCTATGGGCATACCGATAGACGCTGAGAGATACGATACAAAAGGTGTGATAAACGCCTCGAATCCTTCTGCCGGGGTTTTATTTTCCAGCAGGGTGAGGTGGTCTCCCTGCTGCATATTGACCACGCCGAGGGATCCTGGGGTCCGCTGTACACTTTCCGGTAGTGGACAATAATCAAATGATTTACCGTTATCGGATACGGTTCCAGTTTCGGGGACTGTTTTGTTAAATATCCCGCCCGGATTTGATAGTGTATTTGCCAGGGGGTTTGACGGGTCCATTTGTTGATTTTCAACAGAAAAAAGGAAATTGGATTGATTGATCGCCTTTTTTATTTGGGCTAATGAAAAATCTGTTATGTTTTCGAATTCCTGTATTGCGTGGGATATCCGGGAATATCCGCGACCCTGGTGTGCAAATTCCGGGGAATATCCGTGGAGCATAAAGGTTCTACCAGACCTGGGGCCTTTTCTTTTTATATTAACCTCTTTAATATCTCGGCCTGTGTTGACGTAGACATTATAAGATAGCTCTTTACCGTTGGAGTCCCGCTCGATTCCATCGGCTCCTAAAAATTGATAATCAGCGGATGTTATGGAGCATCCCGTGATCTGATTAGGGTCGATGAATCCGAACTGGAGGGGTGATAAAAGAGATTTCTTTTTTGAATAGTGGAGCTGGGTGAACATATCATTATCCCGCTGTTGCCACATGGCATACATCCGTTGGGCCTGATAAAAATTATATGTTTCTGATATGCAACTTTTTTTTGATTTTGCCCACATATCGAATCTTTCGGATACATCCGCACCCCATATTTCAGCCTTTTCAGGAGTGGTTCCCAGCTGTCTGAATTTTGGAAGGGCCTCAAGCACAAGGCCGGTATCGGCTACCGTGTCGGAAAATCTCTCTACGAGGGCTCTTGCTTGGGGGACATCTTGCATCATATTACGGGCTGCTGCTCTGGTTAATCCATGGTCTATTGTTGTGTGACTGCTGTATGTGGATAGGCCGCCGGACCATTTTGCACCACCGGAATTATATCCGGTAAAGCCCGATCTTCCATGGCTTGCGGTTTTATTTATTTCTGGTTTGGTTGGTTTTTTGGGGATTGCGGACGTGATTTTCTTTTTGATTGCATTATACAAATCTTTGCCCTGGATGGCTACGTCGGAAAAAAAGCTCATTAGCATTTTCTCCTGAGATTCATTACGACAAGGCCTTTGCCATCGGATATCCTATAGAGTCTGTCGAGTTGGGCGTTTAATCTGGTTAGCGATTTGTCGAGTTCTGAGAGCGGGCGGTATTTTGTTTGTTGGCTACCTTCTCCGGATTCAAACTTGTATGATTCAACGTCGCCATTTTCTATGGCTATGATTTGAGATTCTAAATTATCGCGCCTGGTTTCAAGGGCCGTTATCCTGTCCGTCATCCTGGCTTTTTCGGCAGTTGTAAAACAACTCATTCAGGCATTTTATCACAGAGGTGTAGTGGTGTCAAGGATTGATGGGAGTTATGTATAAAAAACCGGCAGCAGCCAACGGCCACCACCGGTACAAGGGACTAAATCTCTCTTGCTTTTTGCAAATCATATGCCGGGCCATATCCTCCCCCAGCCTTTAAGTGGTTAAGTTTTTTTTGTGCTAAGGATTTTTCTTTTTTCCATTCTTCAGAAAATCCCGGCATATCAATAATTTTTTCATCATATCCTTTGACTTGGCCTTCGTAGTACGAAATCAATTCCGATCTATTTTCATTCGTCTGGACAGGATACTCTTTAGTAATTTTAAAAAAATCTGTTATTGTCTTAGCCATATTGGCCTCCCTTTGTTTTTGATAGTGTTTCAATCACCATCTACTTATAATATACCACATCGGTGGTAGGAAGTCAAGTAAAATATTAATTTAAATCGTTTTTATAGTATTCCTGGTTTTTGGTTTGGACTATGAGCGCTGCGAGGAAGGTTGCTGTGGTGAATTTCTCAGCTTCTTTTTTTGTCGCTCCCTTGGATACATACTCCCTGCGTAACTGCGCTACGTTGGACCTTAACCATACATCCGAGGCACAAAGGGAATAAACACGACAATCAAGAGCCTCATTCCTGCGGGAACCTGCGTGGAACGTCTGGTTTAATAGCTGTTCCTCAGCTGTAAGCATTTTAAAATAATTTTCATACGGACCTGCTTTTCCGTATTCGCGGGGAAAATCGCAGAAACCAGGATTTTGAACTCTCGCATTAATCCGCTTTGTATTCAGATTATTATAGATATGGCGTTTATAATAGTTAGTTGCTATCGTATAGAGGACCTGGTCACCTATGGTATTGTGGCGAAACTGGAGGGCGTCGAGTTCTGATATTTCATCACCGATTACCTTTTCATTTTTTTGACGTTTCATCTCGCCTTGGCCTTTGATTGGATAGCAAGCTGACCATCCCCTGCCCGTAAACTGATATACTACCGATCGCAGATTCCCATCTCCAGAATCAAAAAACATTAACTTCGGATAGAACATGAATCCATCTGCCCTGTAAAATTCCATGTTTGTATCCTCGGCCCATTTATATATTTTTTCCCATGCTCCGGAATACGCATTATCAACACGGCCATAAAAAACTTTATAATCTATCGACCACGTCCGGTACCCGGCACCTACTCCGAGTATTTCCATTTCGATCCTGGGTAGTTCATCTGGGTTGTTTTTTGGATCAGCTAAAAACTCTTTGATTTCTGATTCGGTGATTTCGGAATGTTTCACTTTTCCAGATTGAACATCCGCGCCTATTGTCAGGAATAGAACACCTGAAGGAACTGTCCCGGCTTTGTATGTCCCTCGAAGTTCAAGAATCTTTTCAGCTTTTGGCCTGAATCCCTGTTCCCGGAATGGCCATCCTCCGTACAGATTGGTAAAACCTCTCATTTTTTCCGGCTTGCCTTTTGATACTTTCCACTCGTTGTAATAGTTTAACCAGCTCACAGTTCCGGGTGGGCTGTACAGGGAATTGATTTGATATGATCGGAATGGTTTTGATTCGCTCTCGGCGGTAGGTTCCCATTTTCCGGCGTTGAACATATCTCTTTTCTTGGTATCAAAAATGGCATCGTGACAGTAATCACAGAGGTAATATGCACTTATGATCATACCGGCGGTGGTATCTGCCCGTAATCCGAAGTTCCCCTCTTCTGGTAGCCAATATAGTGGTTGATATTTTCCGCATAACGGGCATGGAACTCTGTATTCCCTGCGGTCTCCATTTTCGTAGAGAGGGAATATTACACTTTGATCGTAGGTTGTGGGGGTGGATAGATCTGTGATCTTTTTTCTTTCTCCAAAAAACTTAGTCCGGGCAGCGGATACTGTCATGTAGTCACCTTCGCCTGTTTTTAGTTCGGCCGGTGCGGAATCGGTTTCGTCCCGGATAAGAACCCGGATAGAATCGGACCTTTGGGATGCTGCAGCTTGGGCGGATACTAATTTCAGGAATCCGCCGATAAATTGCTTTGAATACATTTTATCACCGGTCCGTCTGGAACTTTTTGAAAATGTTTGCTCAGCTTGTGATATGATCAGATCGCGAATTCCCATGGAATCGATCATAGGCTCAAGGCGTTTTGTTCCCCATTCTTCGAGCAGCTCTCTACTGCCTGACATATACATAATCGCGGCCGGTAGCTCTTTCATCCAATATCCGATAATATTTTCAATCGCAAATGTTGCGGCAACCTGGGCAGCTTTCAGGATTGCTTGATGCTGGATACCGCTGTACGGCGCCATATTATCCATCCATTCCCGGGCATATGGAGTTAAGGATAAATCGACTAATCCCGGAAAGGGTGTTCCGGGCGGCATAAGGCGGTTTGATTCTACAAAATCGGATATTGATGGTGATGGAGGTTCGCTCGGCATATGATCCAAAAGATTTAACAGGAAATCGATATCGGTGCAAAATCTATCGGAAGATGTTTGATAGCTACCCGTCATCCTGATTCCGTTTTTTCAACTCGAGTTTGTATTCAATATTTAATTTTTTGAATGCATCTTGAATTACTCTCTTTTTATGGGCCTGGATTTTATACAGCTCTTCGTCGAGGATTTTTGTTACCTGCGTTACTTTTTCAGGATCGTTATCATCAAACACGGACGCTGCTATCGTGTTGCCGATCGAAGCTGATAACTGGAGTGTTTGGTTTTGATCGATTGAAAACAGGGTTGAAAAAATCCTTGCTACGAACTCCCTGGGGATGAGCGTATTCAGCTCCTTGTCGTTTGCGATATCAATCTTGGTTATATCCCGTTCTAGTTTTTTACACTGGAGTTTATTTTTTTCTGTTGATTGAGGTTCTTGTGGTGGTTGATCTTCATCCGGGTGATTTGATGGCGTGATGACTACCTGCTTTCGAACGCCTTTTCTTTGGGCTGGGGTGTTGCTGATATATTCCTGGACGGCGATGTCTTGCAGATCTATACATTTTTTCCCGTTATAGATAACGGTTGTTATATTTCCAGAAGTGAGCTGTTTTGTGATAGCGCCCTTGGTAACACCTGCCATTTTCGCAAGTGCCACCTGGGTTATGTAGTGATCAGTCATCAGCTATGGGGTCGCATATGATCATGTGGATATACTTTTGAAAGATTATATTTGAAAGCTGAAAAATCTACATTTATTCTTAGTAGGATTATATCATATGGCAATTTCAATTTGTCACTAAGGAAGAGAATAAAGTCGTAAGTCAATAGTCGAGAACCTTCTGTAGCTTGTTGATGTGTGCGTCGCCGTGGATTTCTTTTATAACCTGTTGGTATTTCAATCATTTTTAAATAATAACATAAGGTATACCAAAAGTCAAGCGGTATACCAGCAAGTATACTTTGCGCGAAAGTCTGGCACATCATCAGTTATGGGGTCGCGTAGGATAAGCCCATATGCAAACACATACCCCTCACAGTACCTTTTTGATTTGATTTAAAATGAGCGCCTTTGTAGCGACGCTCTTGTATGATGATGATAGTATATCAAGTTTGATGAGAGAGGACTTGAACCTCTGACCTTTGTTCCTGCCATTCCTGGCGGCGGCAACGCTCTACCTTCTGAGCTACTCACCATCACTTAAACTTTAATTGCCTGCGGACCTGCTTTGCCCATTCGGGCTTGACCTTAAACTTATTAGCAAGCATTCGGATAGCAGGTTTCATCCAAGATTTTTTAATTGGTTGTTTGGGCTTTTTAAACGACTGCAACCTCATCATTTTCTTTTTTTTCATCTGGAAGATGCCGCGAGAAAACCTTTTTAATCGACCTTTGTATTTTCGCCGTGTTTTGAATGGCTGATTTTTGATAGTGCCTTTGCGGACCATCGATAGGAACGATGTCAGGCGGGCTTGCCTTGTTTTTCCGACTCCTTCCTGATCAGGATCGAGAAAAGTATTTGCCGTTTTTGTCCGAGCCTTTCCGCTCACTTTATTCGAGAATTTACCGCGTCTTGATGCGAGCGTTTGCGTTCTCGTTCTCGGATCTTTTTTGCCTTTTTCCTGCTCGACAAATCCGGTGAATCTCGGACCGCGAACAGTTCCGACTTCTGCTGACATTTTAGAGAGCTTCATGCCCTTGGTTTTTTGAACGCGGATTTTTCGTTTAATAAACTTTTCGGATCTGATGACCATGTTTTTATTCAGAGAGACAAAAATTAAATCTTTGAGTTTAAAAGCTGCCGAATCAAGAAATCCTTTAGCGGCGAATGTGAATTGTTTAAGACCTCTTGTTTTCAAAAATAATTCGAGATTTTTAAAATCTGTCAGATCTGCTGATAACATCATGAATAAAATATGCATATTTTAAACTAGTAAGTCAAGCATTTTATGACATATTTATTAAAAACAGTAGAATTTCATAATAAAATAGTGATATGTAATCGTTTAATTATCTATGTTATAAGAAATTAAACGATCTTAAAATTATTTTACCACTAAACACATAGTAAAAAGAGAGTACGGTATTATAAAAAAACAGTCAATCCATTATAGCCCTATTCCTTATCCCATATAGAATTAAGTATGTTTATAATAGTTATAATACTTATAAGTAATATATTTATATATATATAATAATAGGGTAACAGGGATGCTCGGACCCTTAAATTCGCGCGCAAAATTGATTTATGAATTTAAAAAGTATTATAACTATTATAAAACTTTTAATTCCTTTCCCAGTAAGGAATTATTTATGATTCACTTTTTATCAACAAAAGTGTAAAAACTCTCTAACTATCTACACTAATTGAAATTATATCAATTATAAAATCACTTATAAAAAACAGTAAAAGTATTATAACACTCACGGTACATAAAAAAAGTTCTTGACAATTCAACACAAATCAATTATGTTATAATCAACAAATCAACACAAGTTGATTTTCAAAAAACAAGATAGGAGTAAAAAAAGATGAGAGATTTTATACATACAGCAAATCAAGAGATGATAAATATTAAAAATTGTGACTTTATAATGAGAGAATTTGAAAAAGGTGAGCAATTACCATGGAGAATAGTTTTTCATTTTTCAGAAAAAGCCGCATATCAGGAGTTTAAAACAGAAAAAGAGCGGGCTGATCAATTAAAAATCATTCGAGAAAATTACAGTACTAATATAGAAGAGATTGGAAAAGAAGAAGATCTTCTTTCTGCTGAATACTCTCTTGAAATCATCCCCACAACGGACCAAGAAGCTGACGAAATCGCTTTAAAAATCTTTGGACTAGGGCCTTATTTGGAGATTTTTAGGTGTCATTATTACGAAAACAGGGCAACTAAAACAGTAAAAGAGGCTTATCGTGCAGTTCTTTTATTAACCGGAAAGAAGGCTTAATCATGGAAAAATGGATACAATCATACGCTGGATTCATCCGCGACCTGCCACAAAGCGGCCTTCAGATGGCCCTTAAAATAAGGCAAAAAACAAAGAAATCACAGGATAAAATCATAAATTCTGAGAACCTCAAAACAACTCAATATTACCTCAAAGGTGTGCGCGAAAACACCATCGAAATTGCCATTATTCAGGGTGAAATCGAGTACAGAAAACAGGTAGGTAGCACCACATGAGAGTACAATTAATAAACGCCTCGTTCGTCGGTGAATGGCCACGCTCCGACAAAGAAGCTCTATCGGTAATCAACAGAAGAGTAGACCATTCCTTCACCCGTGCCCTCTTAAAAGCTAACTACCTGGTACACCGTGGCCATGGCCAGAGCATCGACACCTCGTGGCGAAAAACCTATTCAAACCACAAAAGGAAATGTCTATGAAAGATTTAAAAAAACACTATGATCTAACAATTAAATGCCTTAGGTGTGAGCCGAGATTGGGCATGGTCACTTGCCTGATGTGTAAAGATCATAAGGAAATGTATAAGTATAGAGATAAACTCCTATCCGCATACAATCTAAAAAAAACCGATAAAGATGTAAGTATCATTCTCGAAATGTACTATTGTATGGAAACCCTTACGCTTAACGGCTGGAAGTTGAGATGGCACTCTACAAGCTATCATGAATTTGAAAATGGATTTAAACTAATGATATTTGGCGGTACAGATTACAAAGAGATTGTCATTCAAGAGATAGGTAAAGATCATATATTCCTAAAGCTCTCACGGGAAAACATAATCCCCTTACTACCGGAAAACTACATCTTGCCAGACGGTCCCGAAACCCCGCCGGAAGGATTAGAAAAAATCCACACATCACCACCATCAATCACAGAATACATCGAACAGCTCGAACAACCCCATGGAGAGATTACTATTATTGATCTCGGAATATGGAAATACCCGCCACAAAAGCCATCCCCTAACTCAGAAATATTGATACTCTGGAGAGATAACAGGGCCACCATACACATATCACCTGAAATCCCTTTAGAGTTTAGCGACGAAGTGAAGAGGTGGTGTTATACCATCGATTTACATAAATTAGTTTAAACACCGTGTTACGGTTTTAATATTAAAAGTCCCCAAAAGGGCAGGTAAATATTTTTCCTGTTAGCTGCTGCCTCGGCTAACAGGTTTTTTAAAGGATAACAAAATGAAAGAACAATCCAGAATAACAATATCCATGGACGATGATCTCCTAAAGGATTTTAGACATATATGTATTGACGCCGGTTTCGGAAGTGCCCCTCAAGCAATCCGCGTTCTGATCGGGGCAGTCATTAAAAATCCAAATATATTTAAAACAGATTACACCCCAAAAAAGAAAAGAAAATCAACCAAGAAAAACCAAAAACCTGGAAAGGGCAGTGCGTGAGCTGGCACTATTTACAGGCGCAGGTGGAGGTCTGCTCGGATCACATATCCTGGGATGGAAAACAGTTTGCGCCGTCGAAATCGAAAAGTATCCTCGGTCAGTACTGCTTGCAAGACAGCGTGACGGAATCCTCGACAGGTTTCCGATATGGGATGATATTAGAACGTTTGACGGCACCGAATGGCGTGGCCGATGTGATATTATTACCGGGGGGTTCCCTTGTCAAGACATTAGCACCGCAGGGAAAGGCGCTGGAATCTATGGTAAAAAATCCGGACTCTGGAGAGCTATGGCCTGGGTGGTTCACGAAGTTAGACCGAGGTTCGTCTTTGTGGAAAACTCCCCAGCTCTTACTGGACGGGGACTTAATGTCGTACTCAGAGACCTGGCCGAAATGGGGTATAATGCGAGGTGGTGTGTGCTGGGAGCTGATGACGCCGGAGCGCCCCACAGAAGGAAGCGAATATGGATATTGGCCTACACCGACAAAGAGCGACCACATCGGAGCGGGCAGAGGTCCAAACAAACAGGGCGGGGAAAATCTGAGAACAGCTGTAAAATATCCGACTCCAACAACCAGGGATTGGAGATCAGGAAAAGCAAGCGAAAAAACAATGAACAAAAACAGCCGTCCTTTGAACGAATTTATAATAAGTGGTGGCAAACAGACCCCGCCGACGTACCCCACGCCTCAAAAAAGAGACTGGAAATATGGTCAGAAAAAGAGGGTAGACCGGAAGGGCTATCAAAACAACCTGAACGATCATGTATTAAAATACCCCACGCCAACCTGCAACAGAAAAATGGCCGGTACTATGGAAGAATGGGGAGGCAGTGGCAACAAATTCAGAGGTACATTGAGGGGGAAAGGCCAATTAAACCCGGATTGGGTCGAGTGGCTCATGGGGTGGCCCACAGGGTGGACCGCATTAAATCAATCGGGAATGGTCAAGTTCCAGCAGTGGCAGCGCTCGCATTCATTATTCTTTCAGAAGGATTGATATGAAAGATAAATATAACATTATAACAGTGATAATAATTATACTATTATTTCCGGTTATCGCCTTGTTATATGCACTATACCGCGTAGAAAAAGCACATCAACGCAGATTAAAAGTCAAAGTGGATACCTGCGAAATATGTAAACCGGATTGCAGATACCACAACCACAAAAACGCTTGGTTTATAGCATATTGCATAAAAAAACAGGAGGGTAAAAAAGATGATGAAAAATAAAAAACCTTGCAAGAAAGAAAAACAACATAAATGGAATTATTATGAATCATATGATTATGATTATGATAAATTGAAATTAAAATATCAATTTCGTGTTTGTAAAAAATGCGGTCATGCCCAAGAATATAGATGGCACATGACGTGTTATGTGTGGAGCTTTATCAGCTATTTTACAAATGTTGGTGCAAAGCAATTTATTAAGGGTTATGGAAAATGAACACTTATAAAATAACATGGAAGTATATTGATATCCCCCCGGAAACATATATCGCTGAAACACCTGGAAAGGCGAAATATCAATCTTATCTTTATTGGCAAGATCTGGAAAAATAATACTTGACAAATCGAATTAGTTGTAGTATGTTTAATTCATCGGCTGTCAACCGATATAAAAAACTGGATTGCTTCTTTTATAGAGCGTTTATTTGTGTGGGCTGTTGATCCAGGGCCTTACCGGTTTGACAACCGGCGCACAAATAAACGCTTTTTTTTGTACCATTATAAAGCGCCTTCTTTTTTTTAAATGACAGCCCGGAAAGACGGGCATTTTATAACTGATGCATGTTGGTTAAAATAAAGGAGATATTTATGAAAAGTTTTATTATCATTTTAGTTTTTATTTTTTTAACTATGAGTTGTTTTGGCGATGTCGAGACCATCAACTTTGGTGATGTCGATAAAAACGGCGTTGTCAATATTATTGATGCTCTGTTTGTTGCCCAGATGTCAGTAGGATTGAGCGTAAAGGTATTGGATAATTGCGATGTTAATTGCAGGTATTGGATAGCATTTAGAGCAGATGTTAATAATGATTGTAATGTCAGTGTTGTTGATGCGCTTATGATTGCACAATACTCTGTAGGTTTGCTACCTAATTTCGTAAACAAAGATCATCTGTGTAACAGCATTACGATTCCATATATAAATAGCCCGATAGTGTAAGGTAGCACAATGAAGCGCAAGAGGGCCGGTTCAATTCCGGCACGGGCTAACGCAGGTCACCACCTGTGCTTACTCCTTTGTTCTTGGAGTCTTTTTACTGACTGGCAAAGAGCCGGTAGCAAGGACCTAATCCGGTGCCTTTACATCCCTGGGGTAGATAATGCGGGGGCACAGCGGGTTAGTTGATGCAAGTCAGCGTGTGGTCAAAGGTTGTGGACGCACGGCATAATAATATCGGTTCAATTCCGGTACCCGTTAGAAAATCCGATGTATCACTATATCGATCCGGTTGACAGTGGGAATTAGGACTACCGAGCAGCAATCGTTAACTGTTGTGACAGTCCGGAAAATTAGAGCGAGCCACGGACAGCAAGCGGTATTCAAGATCCGTGAATTCCGGTACAAGCCCGGTTTTTATTTATATGCATAAATTATTTAGTAGTAACCTGAAACCATCGTTGATGTGTTTCAGGTATTTTTTAGGGAGGTAGTATGGAAGAAAATTATAAAATCGTATTAAATAAAGAAATATTCGAAATACTTAAAATAAAGTTTGACAAAGCCGAATACAAACATATGGTAAATTATGGCTATGGTTTTTTATATGTTTGCGCCCCAGAATATAAAACCGGAAACAACGTAGATGACTATGAAAGGCATGGAGGAAAAGAAGTTGGATTCCAAGAACTCTGCGAAATCCTCGACAAAGAAATTGCAGAAAAAGAAAAATCGACCGGTAAATATGTCAATCTTGCTACCGCCAAACATGTGAGTATAGTCTTCCCCCTCGGAACCACTATCAAAATCACCGAAACAGCCCTTGGCAAATTATCCATAAATCAGGATGATGCTCGCAGAATAGCCGCCTTACACCTTAACCACGATGATTCTCTCGACCTGGAGCTAATCGATGGATAAACGAACCGAAATGATTGTAAAGGCCATCCAGCAAGATAAAACCCCCGAAACCTGTGATAATACCTGTAATGATTGGATGGTATCATTTGAACACCGGGACCGCGCTTGCTGCCTATCCGACATATTCAGTGTAAAAAAAGGCGATCTATGTTACCACAAAACACCCATCAACAAATCATGTGCCATCATATTCGTATCATCTGACACGAAGCTAATCGATAAATGGCGCAATAAAAAATTAGAGGCGCCTAATGGGAAGTAAACCGATAGGAATATCCGCCTCCAGGGCCGCCGCTGTACTGGGGATAAACAGCTATCAATCACAGTACGAAATCTGGCAAAGATTGAAAGAGGAATATTCACCTGGTTTTAACGCCGATGCCGGATACGCTATGCCGCCATCTCCAGACAACGCCGCTATCAGGTGGGGGTCCGCTTTCGAGGATACGGTTATCGTGTTGGCGGAAAACACCATAGATGGATTTTGCGGTATCATATCCAGGGAGATGTTATACACCGCCGAGATAATATGTCAGAATCAAGCAAAGACAGGAACTTTCCCCATGGAATTAACCTGTCATATAGATGGTGAGTACGCAAACAGAGATGGGATGTTACACGAAGGGAAAACAACAAGTTCCCGGGCATACGCTGCAAAGTGGGGCAAACCTGGAACTAACCGGATACCGATAGAATACCAGGTCCAGGTGCAGCATCAAATGATATGCACCGGAGCCACAGAGGCCATAGTTTCCGTTCTGGTATTCCCAAAATCACCGGAGCTCTGGGAAGAAATGGGATGGTTGATTGAAAAATGGCCAGGTGGAGATTATACAATTGAAGATTACAAAAATCCATTAAATCATCGTAGCCCTATCGATTGGGCAAAAACCCTCGCGGACATGGGGTTTTTCCACCAATACCACATATCCGCCGATCCGGAACTCCACACCGTTATGATAGATAAATACACTGAGTTTTACAGCAGGTACATCATAGGATCAGAAGAGCCACAACCCGGAAATTCCGATGATATCAAAAGATGTTTTATCGATCCCGTCGGCTCAATAGTAGCCACAAAAGAGATCTCCGACATGATAATCGAGCGAAATGAGATCACGAAAGAGATCGGAACCTCAAGCCATTTATCAAAACGCAAGGACACCCTGAAGGTAAAAATCCTATCCTGGCTACGTTTACAGGACACCAAGATTGACGATGCCAGTCGGGAAAAAACAATAATCTATAGTAGCGACGGCCACAAAATAGCCAGCTACAACGGCAAGATTTTTAGATAGGAGATATAATGACGAATAGATTATTTTTTCCCGAACGATTCCGAGACGCCATAATATCAGGGAAGAAAACACAAACAATCCGGAAAGATCTTGTAAAACCGGGTAGTTGTTTGATACTCACCACCGAACAGGGAGAGATCGGAAGATACACCTGTGTTTCATCAATCGAAATTACACTCTTAGGTGGATGGTATATCCTCAAAGATATTGAATATTTCATCTCAGATGATCTCGAACAATTCGCAAAAGATGATGGTTTTGATAGCTGGGAAGATCTTGTTGGGTTTTTCATCAACAACATCCATTTGCCCTACCGCGGATACCTGATCAAATGGCGTGAAAGAACTATAGAAGATTGGATTTAAAACCCGCGTCCGGGATTATAGGACGAAAGGAAAAGAATATGGATGAAGAGGCAATGCAAAGAGCTGTTGAGTGGCTCAAATCAGAAGCAGAAAAACAATCAAACAAAAATGTATGCATTAGCATAACAGTACGCAAAGAAAACGGAATCATCAATTCCATCAGTCCATCAATTTTCGAAAATGAAGGTGAAAAATTGGAGGTTGGATGTCAATCGAAATAAACGCTTATTTACAAAAAAACAGTAAAACAATCGCCAGCTACAAAATGCTTAAATACGATGATCTATCATTTAGAGCCTCGGTAGCGATGGCTGTGGCTGAAAGCCCGAACCTCGCAAAGGCGATTCAAGAAGCTCTCAAAACAGAGATAGGGCAATCAACCCTAATGCAAGCCTTAAGCAAGGCCGCCCGTACCGGTCTCTCAGTAGCCCCATCGGAGGGCAAGGCTTGCCTGATAGGTTACATGAGCAAAAAAGGCCCGGTGATTAAATATCAAATTATGAAAGAAGGATATGTTACTCTTGCCCTGGATAGCGGCCAGGTAAAAGCCATCCGCGCAAAGTGCGTCTACGAAAATGACAGCTTCGAGCCTATATACAACATGGGTGATGACCGGCCAAACTACAGACCGACAACCGGAGATCGCGGGGAGATGATCGGAGCCTTCGCTGTTATGCAAATGGTAGATGGCGACCGATATATGATCTACCTAACAAAAAAAGAGATCGAAGAGCGCCGGGATAACAGCGACGGATACAAGCATGACAAAACAACGTCCCCATGGACAACTAACTTCGACGCCATGGGTGAAAAAACCGCCATCAAAGATCTCTTGCGAAAAACAAAAACCGCCGCCCTGCACTCCACTCAAAAACTCATATCGGAAGATGCAGACATTGGAACCCCCAGGGACATCACCCCTAAAAAAGGCGCAAGCACCGATGATGTAAAACAAAAGCTCAAAAATCAGAACACCCCGAAAGATGATCAAAAACCACCAAACGCCGACAAATCCGGCAAACAGCTTTTCGAGGATTAGGCCATGGAATCAAATAACCGGCCCCGGCCAGCTACAACCATCCAAAAAAATGTAAAAATAAATATCATGATATTTACACTTTTTAATTAAAAATGGCGGGCACGTCCCGCCATGGAGGTATAATGTTTCTATTTAAATTAACAAAACTGTACAAAAGTATGATTAAATGCACATTTTGTAAATTGGTAATCATCGAGTAAAAACATACCGGGAGGTATAATGCGAGAGCTAAAATTCAGAGCGTTTGATGATATAAAGAAGAAGTTATTTTTAGATTTAGCTGTTATCATCGGCAACATCCACGAAAACCCAGAGCTAATGAATGGCTGATCTTGAGAAATTAAAAAACCGGCTACGCGATTACATGACGCGCAAGGGCCACCGGTCATCCCCGAACCCGGTGCAGTGCCCGAACCCCGGCCATGCCGACAAAAAGGCATCTGCCCATGTGTATGATGACGGTGGAAAACCTCCCCGTGTCTACTGTCCGATCTGCACAAAGACGTGGAATATTTTCGACGTAGCCGGTTTTTTAATTTCATCAACAGATTTTAAGGATCAAATCCGGGACGTGGAAGAAACCCTAAACATAACCTCAGCTCCATACACGGTCCCAAAAATATCAGGAGCTGAAAAAAAGAAATCCGATTTAATCCCCATACCACCTGCAGAAAGGGGAACTGTATATCACCCGGACAAAATCAAAGCGATGTACAGTTTTACAAAGTGGGGAGATGAGATCGCCGGACTATGGACCTACTACAACACCGCCGGCCAAGTGATCGCCGTGGACGCCCGTATCCACGACAACTCAAAAATAAAAGACGGCAGACCAAAAAAAATAGTAATGACCATATGGTATAATGGCAAAAAACTAAGAGCCGATAAAGCCCCAGTGTTAATATACAACCTGCCGGAAGTCCTCAGCACCTCAGATAACATAGTGTTTCATGAGGGCGCTAAATGTGCAAAGATCGGAAAGTTGATCCCCGGATTTTGCCATACCGCATGGTCAGGTGGTGGCCTGAAAGCTGAAAAAGTGGACATGGCTCCATTAAAATCAGCCGGTATAAAAGAGATCTGGTATTATCCGGATTCCGATCAAAAAAACGACAAATCCGGAAAATTATTATTATGGCAAGATCAACCGGGGTTTAAAGCTGCTAAAAACTTTAAAAACCACTGCGCCACATACGGAATAAAAGTAAACATAATCCCCCCGTACCCAGGACTATCTGAAGACGGCGCCGACATAGAGCAGGTTTTAGAAATCGCCACACCTAAAGAGATATCCACATATTTCACCGATGTAAAATACATAGAGTTCCCATCGCCAATACCAGCCCTGTCGGAACCCTCCGAGATTTCCATAGAAAATCCGCCCGTAAAAGGAATGAATACAAACCAATTTCCTTTTCGCATCCTTGGGCAAGCTGATAATGGCCTTTGTTATTTCATCTGCCCTGCCGGGAGAATCCGATCATGGAAATTATCCAGCATAGGAAAAAGACAAATGCAAATCCTTGCACCCTGCAATTGGTGGCGTGAAAATGTTAGCGATCCTAAAAAATGGGATGAATCAGGTTTCGACCTCTTGGTTTCCATCTCCAGCTCTATCGATTTTAACCTCGATAATTTGCGCGGAATAGGTGCATGGATGGATGGCGAAAATATTTGTTATCACGACGGAAAAACTACTACCGGGAAAATAACACCAGGGTACATTTATATCAAAAAAACCCCGAACAACATCGGGCTAAATGCACCTCAAGCAGATTTCGAACTGACATATAAAATGATCGATATAGCTCAACACGTAACATGGCAATCAAACGCCGACATGATCCGGGCGATATCGTGGGCCACAATTGCACCCTTTGGAGGTGCTCTAAAGGGCAGACCTGCTTTCCTGCTCACCGGAAAATCAGGAAGCGGGAAAAGCACAATCGCAAATAAGATTATCAGGCCGTTATCCGATCCTTTGTGGCTATCTGGATCAGGGACAACCGAAGCATACATCCGGGCACGTACAGCAAGTGATTCATGCGCCGTAATTTTTGAAGAGGTTGAAGGCGACACCGCGCTGAAAAAAGCCAACAGGGATGAGCTATTCTCGATCATGCGGGCCAGCTATTCCGATAACGCCCCGAAGGTCGGCAAGGCCACAAAGGACGGCGGTTTCCGGGATAGCTATATGTGTAATATGTTTGGTTTCGTGGGGATTAACCCATGTATTGATTCAGCGGCGGATGAATCAAGATTATTCCGAATATTATTAAAGGACCCCACGCACACGCCGGAAGAATGGCAAACAATAGAAGATCAGATCGATGCCATTTTCACTGTGGATAATTGTCGGAATATCAGGTCCCGCGCGTGGGCATCACTAAAGGAGATATCAACCCTAACCAGATATATCAAAAGAGCTGTATATAAAAAAACCAAAAAGAGAGATAGATATTGTTTTAATGAGGCGCTCTTAGTAGCAACTTACCTCACAGTATGGCAAGAACCGCCGGGAGCTGAAATCTCCGATAAAACAATTGATATTCTGCTTGATAATATGTACGCATGGGCACCGGTCGAACATGTGGTCAGCGAATCAGAAAAAATGATGAACGAAATTATGGAACACATAGTTCAGGTGGATTATCGTACTCAGAAAATGACACTATGGGAAGTTATGCGGATCATAAAGCGCGGTTATTATATCAAAGATGGCGCAGCAAAAAATACGGAAGACGCCGAAACATTTAACAAAAAAGAGATGATAAGCTTTAAGCGAACCGCTGGTCATTATGGTATGGCGATTTTAAAAGATGGTGCCATGGCTATTCAGAACAGCAACAACCTGATTGTAAAACAACTCAGAAAACCGGCTCAATACCATCTCCAGCTCAAAAGACACGATAGATATTCAGGAACAAAAACCGCAAACATACCCGGCCAAGGATCAAAACTATGCACGATCTATTCCGGGATAATATAACGTTGGGAGGCGAAATATGGAAGCAGAATATGTAAAAATCGAACGAAAAGAAGAAAGAAAAGCAAGAGGTGCTTACGCAGGGGTAATTCCAAAAGTGTGGGAAACCGTAGGGAAATATATCCAGCCGATTGATCAACTACATAATGCTATAAGTGGCGAAATGGATAGCGACGGTAAATTTATCTTAATAATCGAACCTGTAGAAATGACCGAGGAAGAATATAAAAACCTTCCCGAATTCACGGGGTATTAAATGAGCACTAAAATAAATCCTGAATACTACAATTTCCTAAAATCGAAAATAGACCTTGCACCTGAAAGCGGTTTTGACAATATCGATGTAGGTCTAATCAATTTCAAAGATGGGACAATCTTAAAACCCCACCAGCGCGACGCGGTAAACTGGATGATAAGAGGCGGCCGCCGGGCACTGTTCGCATCATTCGGACTCGGAAAAACCATCATTCAATTAATAGTTTTGAACGCCATCAACAATCACGTCGGCGGCAAATCCCTAATAGTTTGCCCTCTGGGAGTTCGTCAAGAGTTCACAAAAGATGCAAAAATGAAACTCGGAATCGATATCGAATACGTAAGAAACATGGCCGAAATTAAAGCATCAAAAAGCAAAATACTAATCACCAACTACGAACGCATTAGAGATGGCGACATCGACCCTACGTATTTTACAGCAACCACCCTCGACGAAGCGTCGGTACTGAGGGGGTATGGAACAAAAACATTCCAAACATTTTTGGTTAAGTTTAAAGGTGTAAAGTTTAAATTTGTCGCAACAGCTACCCCAGCACCAAACAAATACAAAGAGCTGATCCACTATGCCGGATACCTGGAGGTCATGGATACAGGTCAGGCACTAACAAGGTTTTTCAAGCGTGATTCCACAAAGGCGAATAAACTAACACTGCACGAAAACAGAGAATCCGAGTTCTGGTTATGGCTTTCATCGTGGGCCCTATTTATCAGCAAACCATCCGACCTTGGTTATGATGACACCGGATATGATCTGCCAAAATTAAATATCATCGAGCACGAAATCCCTGTGGACCATACCAAAGCAGGATATGACCGCGATGGCCAGGGCCGCCTTATAAAAGAGGCTACTTATTCTCTCGCGGATACCTCAAAAGAAAAAACGCAATCTGTAAAATCAAGATGCACGAAAGCTCTTGAAATAATTACAGCAAATCCGGATGATAATTTTATCCTCTGGCATACAAGAGAATCAGAGCGGCGTGAGCTGGAAAAGATAATCCCCGGCATAAAAACAGTTTATGGAAAACAGAATCTTGATATCAGGGAAAAAACAATTATTGATTTTTCCGAAGGGCGGGTAAAGTATCTCGGAACGAAGATGTCAATCTCCGGATCAGGATGCAACTTTCAACATCACTGCCACAACGCCATATTCGTTGGAATAGAATACAAGTTCAACGATTTCATCCAGGCAGTACATAGGATTTACAGGTTTATGCAAACAAAAGTTGTGAACATCCACATAATTTTTACAGAATCGGAGCGCGGTATTTTGGATGAATTAAAACGAAAATGGAAGGATCATAATATGATGGTAGAAAAAATGATAGCGATAATCAAACGATACGGATTATCAGCAACAGCAAAAGAGAAGCAACTAACGAGGTCCATGTTTGAAAAAAGGGTCGAAGCTAAAGGCGATCTGTTTACAGCTGTAAATAATGATACAATTCTTGAGCTTGAAAATGTAGAGGATAACACCTTCGACGAAATAATAACATCAATCCCGTTCGGAAATCACTATGAGTACACGGCAAATTATAACGATCTCGGCCATAATCCAGGGAACGAAAGGTTTTTCGAACAAATGGATTTCCTTTCCCCGCATCTCCTAAGAACCTTGAAACCTGGTAGAGTTTTTGCTTGTCATGTAAAGGACCGGGTTTTATTCGGCAACGCGACAGGTACCGGAATGCCCACCATGGACCCATTCCATATGTTTACAACCCTCCATTATATTAAACATGGATTTCAGTATTTCGGAATGATAACCGTGGTTACAGATGTCGTCAGGGAAAACAACCAAACATATCGCTTAGGTTATACACAAAAAGGCAAGGACGGGACAAAGATGGGGGTGGGTTGCCCAGAGTACATTTTATTATTTCGGAAATTGCCCACCGATACATCCACAGCGTTTGCAGATGTCCCTGTTGAAAAAACAGTGTTGGAATACACCCTCGGTAAATGGCAGATTGACGCTCATGCGAACTGGAGATCATCCGGGGATAGGCTACTAACATATGAAGATTTCAAGCAACTTCCAATAGATCAAATTCAAAAAGACTACCGCAAGTTTTCCAGGGAAACTGTATATGAGTATTTAAAACATGTAGAACTCGCAGATATCCTTGATAAAAAAGAAAGGTTACCCAAAACATTTATGGCGCTCGCTGTAGGTAGTCATAATCCTGCGGTATGGGATGATGTAAACAGGATGCTAACTCTCAACATGGCTCAAAAAACAAGGGATCAAGAAAAACATATATGCCCGCTTCAATTTGATATCGTAGACCGATTAATAGAAGAGTTCTCAAATAAAGGCGACCTCATCTTTGATCCTTTTGCAGGTCTCGGAACTGTTTCATATAGGGCCATAATGGCCGGACGGCGCGGTTTTGGCTGTGAGCTTAACCCCATATCCTGGCATGATTCACTCAGGTATTTAAAAGCCGCCGAGGATGAAGTGACGGCACCGACACTATTTGATTTTGAAGAAATGGAGTGAAAACAGTGAGGAAAAGACAAGCAATTAAATTACTTAGATTTTATTATTATCAACCACCCGATATACACTTTGATAGAGTAGATGCTGTGAATAATAGGTTTTGGAAAACGATACAAAAAGCTTCAAGAGTAGAGAAAAGGAGAAGGTTAATATGTTAGATGCAAAGGACATTTCATGACCTATTACTACGGACCAAAAGATGGCGGATATCTAACCTTCACCGACCCGGAAGAATATGCAGAAGATGTAATATCGGCATGGGATCATACCGTAGCGCGTATCGGATCGATTGAAATCTATGAATTCAAACCGGCAAGATCAGCAGGGAGAGTATGCTCATCTGATCAAGATCTCTTCGACCCGGATTGCCCCTGCTGTGATTACGAACCAAGGAACAAAGTAAAGGGTATTTGCAGATACAACCATTACGGATTAGAACTAACCGGAAGAAAGTACGAATATTCAAACGGCGAATTAAAAAAGATAAGACCACGAAAAAGGAGCGTGAAAAAATGAAAGCTCACTATCAATCTTGTTATACTTGCGCGTGGTGTGCGGATATAGAAGATTCAAATTCGGACGGATTTGTATTATCTTCAGGTAGTATTTGTGAAGGCGACAAACCACAATGTAGTAATTTGAAAAACTTCCCATTTAAAACAAAACAAGAATGCTGGGCAGCGAAAAGATGCAATTAAGGGATTATCAGCAAAAACTAATTGACGAAACCAGGGTAAAGCTTGCAACCTCAAAGAGAATCATAGTTCAATCCCCCACCGGGAGCGGGAAAACCCCGGTTATTGGAGCCATGATTAATAGTGCTGTCAATAAGAAAATGCCTAACTGGTTAATAGTGCCGCGTAAGGAGTTAATGACCCAGGGGAGCGCCCACCTGAAAAAGTGGAACGTTCCCCATGGCCTGATAAAACCGCGCTGTGAAGAAACCACATTATTCTTGACTCATATCGCATCAAAACAAACCCTGGAGCGCCGCCTAAAGAAAATCAAAACACCGCCGAAATTCATAGTAATCGATGAAGCCCACATCAACCTTGATTTTCAAATCAAATTAGTCGAGATGTTCCCGGATGCCTACTTAATCGGTATGACAGCAACCCCGGAAAGATTCGACGGCAGGGGGTTATCGGTCGAGGGCGGTGGGATATACGATGATATTGTCTACGGCCCATCAATCCCATGGTTAGCGGATCGCGGATACCTGATAATGCCTGAGTACTACGGTATGGAAATAGACGGCATAGAAAAGCTCCACAGGCGCGGCACCGAATATGATGAAAAGGAGCTTGCCGAAATACTAGAAAAAAACAAAATCTATGGCAAGGTTGCAGATCATTATAAAAAATACGGGAAAGTGAAAAAGATATCAATTTCCCTGAAGGATTCCCCTACCGCAAAAATAAACGAACATTCAGCAAATTACATCCCATCGATTTTCTTCTGCAGGTCCGTAAAATCAGCAGAAGAAACAGCAATTCGCTTTCAGATGATGGGTCTCAACATCTACGCGGTCCATGGCGGAAACAAAGATTATCCCATGTCAACCGCCCGCCGGACAGAATTAATCACAGCCCTAAAAAATGGTGATATCGACGGATTAACCTCGCGCGACCTGATCACCTATGGAATCGATATTCCCAGGGCGGAGTACTCAGCTTTTTTGCGGCCCACCCCCAGCAAGTCCCTGGCGTGGCAAATGCCGGGCAGGATCATGCGGCCCTTTTCATCATATAAATGCCACTGTGGATTCCCATATGATAACAGTTTTTCCTGCCCGGAGTGCGGATCAGCCAGAAATCAAAACCTCATATACAAAAAGGAAAAAGCCTATCTTTTTGATCATGTCAATATGTTGAAAATACATGAAGATCCAAGATATCCAGGTGTACCATATATTTATATCCCTGATCCATATTGGAATTTCGACGGCTCGAACAAAAAACCAACAAAAGCAGAAGATGACGTGATCGCCCGGAAGTGCATATACCGGGATTATTACATATGCCCACGCCCCCCATCGGCCTGTAATTCCTGCGAACATTTCCCGGAAGGTGGAGAAATTCCGCCACTATTTGCTCCACCGCCCGAGCTGGATATCGAATTAAAAAAGATCGACCGCCCGGTAGAGATGTCCGCGCGGCCTCTGGAAGAGCGTAGGGAGATTACAGACCAGATATCAGCAGCGACCGCCAGGTATAACACTGATGAAAAATCAGATGACCCTGACGATGAACCAATTATAACCCTCCTGGAGATAGCAAAGCAGCTCGGTAGGCAGCCGCTGTGGGTTTATCATCAATTATCCAAGGGAATGAGGGCCATAAACGTCCCGGTTTTAAAGGCCATCCAGCGTATCAAAAAATATAAATCAGGATGGTTTTTCTGGCAAAAAAAGAATATAGAAATCAAGCTGCAAAGAAATTAATTTTATTTTCTGAATTTACTTGACTTTCTACCACCGATGTGGTATATTAAAGATAGATGGATTGAAACACTATCAAAAACAAAGGGAGGCCAATATGGCTAATATAAACATTGCACATTTAAGTAAAGCAGCGATTCTCGCAGGACTGTACAACGAAGCACAGGTTTTGGGAATGGGAACTCTTCACGCAAAGGAAGGTGATATGCCTATCGATGACGCACATGATCTGATTAAATCCGGTCGAACTTATTTTGATTACGTGTATGGCAGGGTTATAAAAGTCAACTTAGCAAAAGATTCTTTTGATCCTTGTATGTATAATCGGGATAACGGAGCTGGCAAAGCTGAAAGGATTGTAGGGGAAATCAGAAAAAAGTATGAAGATGGCATGGTAGCCCAGCAAAAAAGTAATGTTGCTTATCCAGATGAAAAATAGTCCCTTGTACCGGTGGTGCCGTTGGCCGCTGCCGGTTTTTTTATAAATAGGAGGTAACATTTAAATGACCTATAAAGGTAAAAGAAAGAAATATAAAGATTAAAGGAAGGATTATGAATGAAAAAGATTATCGCCATCTTGGTATTTGGTTTTGCGTTTTCTGCATTGTGGTCAGCGCCGTTGTCATCGGAGTTGGAGTCATCGTCATATTACCGGTCAAAGCTCCTGCTAACAAACTCAATAGTGAGATTATTGAAAAGCAAGTTGTTGAACTTGAAAGAATTAGGGAGCTTAACGATATCAGAATTGAACAGCTTGAAAAAGAAAATCAGCGAATTACAATTGGCCTCAGTGAGATCGGAGAGATGGTTAGCAGCATTCAGGCGCGGTCACGCCGAGGAGCGCAAACAATCGACGAAATTATCGACCTCGCGGATAAGCTCCTTGAAATCACAGCAGTTGACAACTAACATAATCATAGGCTTTGGGGCTTTGATCATGGGGTACTTTTTAGGAGGTTTAAAGAAGTGACAGAAGAGCAGCAAAAACAAAACAATTTCGAGCGCGCCATGTTCGAAGATTTTGTAAAAATGGTGGAATACAAAATTGACACCATCAAACACAAAAACAAATACAAAAACGAACGGACCGAGCTATTCTATCAGTGGTGGGTAGCCGGTGCCAGGTACGCCGTTGAAATGAACAGATACGCCACCAACATGGAAAAGGTGAAATCATGACATGCATCAAAAAAGATTGCACATTTTTAATAAAAGATAGCTGTCGAAATCCAAATCGTTTTAAAAGAGCGACATACGGTTGTTATAAAAAAAGGAGAGTACAATTGAAAAGAATGGAAGCAAGTCAGATATTTTTACACGATATCAAAAAGATATCTGAAGAACCGAGATTCAAACGAGGTCGGGGGCAATTTTACGATGTAAGATGCATCCGGTGCGGATTAACCGGAAGGAGCTATACCGGAAATATAGAAACCGCCGACGAAACAAGGATTGATAAATGCCAATAACCCCCTTGTATATCTGCGGATCAATCAGCGATGATCCTGACTACCGAGAAAAGTTCCAGTATGTGAAAAATGCTGCAGCGAAAAACTCTCTCGGAATTCCGCAAATCGACCGATTGAAAAAGGCCATAGTTAGCCCTATTGATATAGCAGATAATTATGGCTACGATCTGAAAACCCCCTGGGTAAAATGCATGGCAGCTGATTTTGACATACTGGAAAAACTACACACTAAATACGGATGTGGAATAATGCTTGTCATAGACGATCTAAAAAATAGTTCCGGAGGTAAGCTCGAGGTGATCTGGGCAAACCAAAGAGGTTGGGCAGTCATTCATTTCGAAGCAATCGCAAGATGGAATTAAGAAGTAATAATGTTACTAAAATACAAATGCCACAAGCCGTTTTTCGAATGTTTAACACCGTGCCCAAACGGCGAATTAGGAAAAAACTTGATATCCGAAGGCAAAGACAATCCGATTATGGTCGGATTGAATGGTTGTGGAAAATGCAATCATTACAAAACGAGTTCCATCAAACTGCAAATAGTCCACTGTAAATTTAAAAGAAAATGGAGAAAGAAAAATGACAATCGAACAAATTAAACAAATCGCGCTCGCAGCTTGCATGATCGCGGTAGTTTCTACAATGTTTACCGAAGCTCTGAAAAACGCTATCAAATGTGCAAAGCATTACAGATCAAAACAACCAAGGATTTTCAACTGGATCAGCTCATTTCTGATTTGTGCCGGATTTTCGATGGCGGCAACATCCCTGATGAAACCCGACATGCCCTCCCTTATATTAATCTACCTGCTCGCATGGGCCATCATGACGATCTTTTACAAATCGATAATAAAGATGGTCAAGATCCGCGTCAAAATCGCATACGACCGCATGAGGTTAAAATCAGATCAGATCAAAGCCGATATCCGGGAGCTTGATTTAAAAGGGCTGGTTACGTTTCCACCTCCTGAGCCGGTATTCTGTGGTGAAGATTGCAAAACCATAATCCAGAAACTAAAAGCTGAAAAATCCGGTACCGAAGAAGGTAATTTTACATGCAGGTTTTGCCAAACCACTTTACCATCAACCTCGGCAAGAATGGAAAACTGCCCAAATTGCGGCAAGCCAACATCAAAGTTTTATGTACCTATATGTGGTGCATGTGGTAAAAAACATCCGGTGATTCAAATGTGCAACCCGTTAGCTGTTGTTGAACATAGGGACGGAAATTATATTCAGGACACATACAGGCCACCAAAAAGAAAGTCAAAGTGACCTGCGCTCAAAGCTGTTAAAGCAGAATTACCGGTTAAACAAGGCCACCGGCGCAATCGTATTTGACGACGGGACCGGATACACCTACGACGAATACAAATCCCTCAAGGGCCTACCAAGAGAGAAAATAGCCGCCATCCACCAGTTAAAACAGGTGTTCGGCGGTACAGTAAAAGGAGATGATAAATGAGTGAAAATAAATGGATATCCACAAAAGATAACCCACCGCCAAAAGGAACCGGAAAAGAAAAGCATGTCTTTTGCCTCGTTGTAGAAAACGGGGATGTTAAAATCTTAGCGTGGAACTGTACTGATAAAGAATGGGATACTGAGGATATGGATGATTATTATTGTGTATACGGAGAAGTAACCCACTGGATGCCACTACCGGAGCCGCCATGTTAGATTACTACCCGGACAAACTAAAAAACGCAAACAGCATGTGCATAGCCAAAACACTAACAGCTATGGGTCTGAGTCCAGGGCAAACCCACCCGGCAAAAACCCTCTTGCTAATGATCAAAGAGGCTACCGAAATAGAAGATTATCAATACGGATATCCCCGGTGGAGCAAAAAGCAAAAACTAAAAGCCGCCGAAAAACCGATTGAACCGGGACTCACAAATGATTCATGGTGCATCTATATTCCGGAATATGTAGGTAGCCATCTTGGCTATGACACATCTATAATCAAAGATCAAGCATTCGATCCATCAATCTCCATCCACTACACCGACGGAAACGAAATGCCGGAACTCGCCATAAAAGCAGCAGCCGAACTTGAGTTAACGAAATTTAAAGCTCAAAAATCCGCCGACGATGGTGAAATGGTTCTCGTCGCATCAACCGGCCTTTACTATAAAGAGTCTATTTACCATCGAAAAAGAAGGTATTCCGGTCACGTCGCCGTCCTTGCCCCTAATCCGGAATACTGGGAAACCGGAAAGATGATCGTCGGTCAGGTAGGCGCAAAGGGCCTAAAGTCCACAGGGTTCTGCGATCTGGATTATTGTTTTCCCGGGCATATTGTAACGCCGCCAAGATTTTTTAAACTGAGGAGATTGTAAATGGGATTAGATATAACAGGCGAAAATACAGGACATAACTTAAGCAGTAATTATTCAACATTACACTATACCGTTAGGTATCTCGCTATGAAATTTTCAGGTATGCCGGATTCAATCGGAACAGATATAGATGGAAAACCAAAAGATTCATTTTTATTTTGCATGAGTGGTCATGCCGACAAGATGGATAGAATTGATACGAATAAAATGAAAACATTTTCTTTTTCCATGGTAAGAGCCGGGTATCTTTTTCCTCAAATACTAATACATTCTGATTGTGAAGGTGAATATACTCCTGATGGAGGGATCAACATCAATAACGGCCTGATATCAGGAAATTCAATTGAATTATTAAAGGAATTGGAAGTACTTGTAAATGAAGAGTCATACAAGAATAGCGATTCAAAACAAATACAAACATGTTATAATCACATGTTAAAGTTTTATGAATTAGTAAAAGATGAAATTGAAAATGGTTCCGGTAGGATTATATTTTCATAAAGGAGATAAAATGAAATATAAATTAGGTGAAAAGAGGTGCTAAATTATGAGATGTCTTTATTGCAGAAAGGCTTCCAGGGAAGAAATGAAAACCTTTTCGGATTGGGCAAAACATTACAAAGTGGATAAATCAAACGCTGCAAAGCGTGGGAAGAAAAACGGTATGCCTGGGGTAAAGATAGGCCCCTGCTGGATTCTCACGCCAGATGAAGCCGAACATTTTTTTAAGGAAAGGAAGTGAGCTACCGAGCAATCCTCGGTAGCTCAATAGAAGCCTAAACGACAAAATATAAGGAGATAAAAAATGGATGGAGTATGGGTAATAAAACACATCGCTGATGATAACGAGATATACTCTACTGGGTATTTCTGTATAAGCACTACAAAATGTGAGATTTTTTTCTCGTTCAATGATGTTCGGCGTTTAATATTATATAAGACAAAATTGGAGGCACAGGAGAAAATTGATCAATATTCATTATGGGACAGCGTTAGTATTGATGTTACAAAATTAGTTCCGGCAAAGATGATCGTCAATATCGAAGAGATTAAATAATTTCAAACCGAGATGAAGTTAATAAAATTAAAGGAGATTATATGAAAAAATCAAAATCGAGTAAATGGAAATCAGGAACCTATTGGATAAGCCAGTATTCAAAACAGCAAAAAGGTAAAGACAAAAATACAAGAGGTGCCAGCGGTCCGGCTGGTATCAATCTACCAATAAGATAATTTCAAAACCGAGATTATTTTCAGATTCTCGGACGATAAAAACCTTGAAGCCTAAACGGGTACACATTTCCGCTGCCCGTTTTTGGTTTTTCTTTATCCGATCTTTAAATCTCTTAACCTCGTAAAACTCTATATCACCACCTCCTGGGCAAGCAATACAGTCAGGTCCGCCGCCACTTTCTTTTTTGTTAATGATAGGAGGTGGGAATCCGTAAGGTACAAGTGATTTTCCGAATTTTGCAAACCCAGTATTATTATCAAATATCCTGCCCTTGGGATTTTCTTTTTGCCACCAGAGCATGAATTTGTCTTTAAGGTTTTTATGAGTCATTTACCAGGGGATTATTTCGGAATCACCGGCGAACACGGTAACTTCCCCGGTGATAAAACTATATTCCTTCACTTCGTTTTCGTAATTAAAATACAGGGAATCTCCGGAAATAACCGGGTTTAATTTCAAACTTGCAGCTACGCCGCTTTGCCGCATAAAGTCACCATCAAACAACCTGCGCTCGACATCTATCCGATCGACACTCGAAACGTGCCTGATCAACCATCCTGAATTGCATTCAAGCCAGTAAGTTACATCCTCTCCGCCTTCGGCGCGGATCCCGGCAGGGATCGGAAGCGGGAATTCCCCGTTCGGAAACCCATCGATAGGGTAGTCGTTATTATTCCATCCCCATAATTCGTTCGCTGTTTCCTGCAAGCCACCTGCAGCTGTCCATGTATATCCGTTATGGCTATACCACACACCATCTGCAAGCTGCCATTTGCCACCAATAAAAAAGTTATAATTCCAACTTACATTATAATCACCTGATGAATCAGATATAAATCCGGATAGATCGTCCAGGTCAAGATCGTAAATCACGATCCCATCCTTGACAGCTTTAGTTACTTTCTTTTGCCCTTCGATATCATGCCATGACCCTCTATCATTTTGGGCAATAGCAGCATCCGAGGCTATAAACATATCCTTCGCTTTCCACCGGTTTTGATCCCATCCGTCTTGCTCGATACCATTCCGCCATATACGGGTATGCTCCCTGTATTGTCCACCCATGGATTGTGATTGTTCTGGAGTTATGCGTTCAAGTAACCATATTTCATGCTCAATGTCCCGGCTACTTGCCGATCCTTTTACAGCGATTGCTTGAGGCCTCTTATTAAGTTTTTTATAATCATTGATTTCGCCTTCGTCGTTAAATGTTAGTAGATAATTTCCTTCCGGTCTGGATACGGAATAAGCACGTTGACCAGCCTCTTTAATCTCTCCATCAACAACCGGCCATATCGCCGATGATTTAAAAAATAATCCATCTGTTGTTATGATCGCCATCTCTACCAGGTTGTTATCAGGTGATTTCCCGATTTCAAATGGTAACGGCGCTGTTGGTACTGGTTTTGACGGTCCGCCAGGGTCGAAACATCCTATAAACATAGTTAAACATACAATAATAATAAATAATAATTTCTTCAATTTATTCTCCTTTTGGTTTCACCATCTTAAATGGTGTTAAGGTTATATTATAACCATTTCCGATGTCTTCTGCAACTATGCCGAGAGCAAAAAGAGGTTTTAATTTCCGTATAGCTGCTCTGATTTCTAAACTTTGATCTTCAGTGATTATAATTTCACCTGGCCCAGGCGTGAAATATACAGGATCTGCCATCAACTCATTTTTTTTATCAATCAGTTTTTTTGCAAGAGGTTTGATTTTTAATAGCGATTCATTCCAACCGCTTTCAATTAACTGTTTATCCGCAATTAGTTTTTTGATATAACCATGGTTTGGGCGTTTGACATTAAGGGCAGCATTTATTTTTATCAACCCCTCTTTTATTTTCTGTTTGTCGGCGTTGATATCAGATTGTATTTTTTTAATCTCTGTCGAGATCTCTGATTTAAGCAAAATAGGTTCTATCTTTTTTCTTGTTGCTGCCGGGTCTATCTGAGGGGTATCAAATCCAGATACTGCGTTAATCAACACACCGTTAATTTCAATCGTTTTAAATAATACTGTTTTCATTTTAATACCTTATCCCATGTCTTACTGCAAGATTTACCATTCTCGATTCGACTGATGTCCGAGGTATCCCGTTGACACCATCAGTGGTGGGACTCCTAACCATATCAGGATCAACAGTATCAAATATAGCACCACCGCTTTTCTGCTCCGTGGAAATTAAACTACCAGAACCACCATTAATAATACCATGATAGTGGCCTTGTATAGCATCAAGCTGAGTGCTACCAACATCTCTACTTGCACCGTCAGGGTCAATGCTCGCAGCCGGATCCAGTCCACGAAGAACCTTTCCTCTTGTATCAGGTAGCACCATAAATGCCCCGGCTGTATCCCTGGTAACACCTCCAGCATCGGAAGTTTTATAAAACGCTGAAGCTGTGGGATTATCACCATCACCAACATATACAGCCGCTACTAATTCGGTGTATGAACTGATTGTAATAACCTGCCCATTAAGTAACAAAACCCTGTCACCTGTAACTCCCGGATCACTATTTTTATACCAATCGACCCCCTCGCCCGGACCTCCACAAATCCTCCGCATAGCTTCCAGGATTTGAGATGTCCCTGGCGCTTCTGTTACACTGTCGGGTGTTAAACCTGCTGCATCAAGTAATGCATATTGGCTGCCGATAGCCTGATCTAATAACAATTTTACCACCTCTGTACCATCCCCACTACCTGCTCCGGTTGCATTAACAGCTAACGTCAATGGAAATGGCTGTCCGTTTGTATTGACAAATGCAGCTAAGTAATCTATCATTTTTAATCTCCTTATGTGAAAGTGGCTACAATTCCGGCCCATGAATGGAGGGATTTGTAGCCTAAAATTATTTTTTCGAACTCTTCTATTCGTTCCGACGGGATGCTGGCTTGCTCGATATTTGTTAAAGCACCGCTCCCGTCACGAGTGGCATCCCCTCCGACAAAAAAAATGAACGGCCATGCATCGGGATTTGTCGGGATGGGGAATTCCTGTCGATCTCTGCGAAGTTGATCGAACCTACCGCAATAAAGCTCTGGGTCACCTGCGTAAGAGTTAGGCCCTCCAGCTTCTGATAAATATAATGGTGACTGCTCGAAAACAGGCCCGTTAACAAGAAGGTAACCACCTATTCTGCCGGCATATGCACCTGGGTCTCCAGCAAAAGCATTTAGAGGGTCACCGCAAACAAGTTGAAACGATTGATCTAAAAATATTGCAGGATCAACTGCAGGTGAATTGATATGGACCTGCACGTCGAAACCCGAATCAATAAGATCGGATTGGAGACCGGAAGCCCCACCTGTTCCGCCACGTTTAAATATCTGTACGGCGAGTTGATCTCTTCGAACTGATTCTGAAAGATTTGTCCGCGATAGAATACCGAAATCTTTTTCTAGATCTGATAACTGGGTTGTTAAAAATGGATTTCTAACATTTGCCGATGCATCAATAAATGTTTTTACAGGAATAAATGAATTTGATAATCCATCTAAAAATAGATCGTATCCAGCGCCGTCCTTTGGTTGCCACTTAGGACCCGGTGGTAGAGTTGTGTCAAATATTTGTCTTAATATATTAGGTTGTGACATATTTCACCCCCCCGCTTTTCGCTGTTTTTCCTGGCAGCAGGGTATATGATGGTATTGATGTATCCACTACATCGGCAAATGCGACGCCTTCCGCGGTACCACCAAACGCTTTTATAATATCCTGAACTACATCACTAACTGATAAATCTGTGATTGTGTCGCGCCTGTCTATCTCAGAATCTATGCCAGGTACATATGGCACTATTCCGCGAGAGTATGATTCAAGAGCTGTTTCTATTTCTGTTTTTACCTGAGCTTCAACGCTCGCGCTGACATTTAGATTTCTGATTTCAAAAAATAGAGAAACCCTTGATATCGGCCGAACGAATAAAGTATCATCTGTAATTCCGAGAGGTACATTATCTTCACTGGTTAGTTGATCTGTATTAATGTAATCTCTAACATCATCAAGCATGGTTTGCGGCGGTATTCCATCCGGATCAATCGATGTTTCAGCTTCGACATAAACCGTTCTTGATGGAGGTGGGACTATTACATCATCTGGGTCACCTGAATATGGATACACTCTTTTCACCCCAGCAACACCGGTGCCCCATTTCCTATAGTCGGCAGCGTTACCACCACCGCCCTCAGTTCTTATTTCTGACAGGACCCTTTCCCGGTAAACATCGTCCGTTTCGATATCTGCTCCGATTGTAACGATCGCTGTTATGGTTGCTATCGATTCAGCTCCCGGTATTTGAGTTCCTATAGTGAGTGTATTTGCAACGTCGAGGTTTCCGGATGACCCCGGTGATTGAGCTGTAACATCAAAGGTTGCAATACCTCCGGCGGCCGTTGACGATGTGTTAGAAAAATATATCAACCCGTTTGCTTCGCCGGTAAAATCCGTTCCTATTGGAATTATAGTTCCATCTGCAGCTGGTATAGTGACCGCGAAAACAGCGGCCTCGGCAGGTTTGCGGATTACTCTATAGTTTATACCGATCGTATCAAGCCCTGGCCCTGTTGCCGTAAGGGCGAATGTTTGGAGTATACGATCTATGACAAGACGATATATTGGAGCAATCACCATAGCAAGTTGGGCTGATAATACTTTAGTAAATGATCTCTCTGATGTTGGAGTGTCTTGATTAAGAGCTGCTTCGAATGCTGCAATTGCTTGATCTGTGAGTTGTTGTGTGGTTGGTATTAATATTGGCATCTTAGCTCCTTTTGTATGCCGGGTGAACAGCTTGGTTAATCCAGTTTTGACCGTTGCCTGATAATATAAGTTCCTGGATGTTTTTTCCAGGTGGTTCAATCAAAAAAACTGCTTTTATTCTGGTGCTTTTTGGATTGGTGATTGTTGCGGTAACCTTTCCGAAAGCGGCGGATGAAAGCGCGGCTTCACCGGCTTGCCTGATATTATTTAGAGTGGTTACTGTTATACTACCAGATGCGGAATCTATGTAATCCGAACCTATTTGACTTTCAGGAGATAGAAAAAAATTACCTGTCCACCCCGGTTTTGTGAGTAGTGAAATCTCCGCTTGATTTTCGAGGCCCTGGTCCATTTCTGATTGACCATCAACCCATTTTAGATATGATCCATCTACGCTTTGATATAGTCTGGGGTCTCCCTCAAATCTATTCATCATCTTCATCCTCGAAATAGATATCCACACTTCCGCAATTTGGACAATATTCAACGCTCACTTCTGGTAGATTATCCATAATAATTTTAAACTGCTGTTTGCATTCTGGGCAATAATACATGTTATTTTATCTCCTAAATTATCATATTCACCACGTCGCGCAAATGATCATGGTAGTTTTACGGTGGGAACCTCTGCCCCTGATATGTCCACTGTTACCGTTGGGGCAGATCCGACACCTGTACCCGTTGGAATGGGTGGGCTTGGCCCCGGTGAATATACGTGAGCGTGACCGGTAATCGCCCCGGCTATAGCGGTATTTATTGAGCTGACCATGTTGGAAATGGCCGATTGTAGATCTCCAAAAGAGACCGCACTGTCAGCACTTCCATTAATCTCGATTGTTCCATCTTTTTTTAAATATAAAGTTGCTTTTTTCCCTGTTTCGTCCTGACTGTAAAGCAGTTTTTCGCCCTCTCCGATCGTCGGTTCTATAGTGTCCTGGAAGGCGATAGCTATCTTGTATCCGCTGCCTGGGGCTAAAATCTCCACACGGGAACCCTTTGCGGGGATTGATTCATCTCCGGGTGGTGTCATCAACTCTACGGTTTCTATATTTTCAGGGGTTGATAATTCTACCTGAAGCAACACAACTTTATTTTTTCCGTTCCCATTTTTTGATATCTTATGTCCTCTGACTATACCTATCATGTTTGGCTCCATATATAAGGGATTGGATCTTTTGTGTATGTTTCCGGGGGCACTGTATTTAAGGTAGCCGTATTTCCGGTTGTTGAAAATGTAAACTCCACAGATTCGATTATCAAAGTAAATCCGTTTGGAATATCAAGAGTGGGGCTAATTATTGTGATTAATGTATTAGATCTCCAGAGCTGCCCGTTTGGGGCATACCAGCCAGCTACCGGTATCGGGATAGTTAGTGCGCTTGCATACCTGCGGGACCGCTGCCACTCTGCTGCTTTTTTGATATTCCCTTCTGTTGTTTCGTTCGCTGTAAATGTTGTATTCCTGCTGCCCGGGACATTCTCATCTATAGCTTCCCCGGTTTGAGATTCCCCGCCGGGGGTTTGCCCGAGGGCTTGGTATGTTCTAAATAGCTGCCGACCATCATATGATGCAGACCATGACAATACAAAAGGGCCACCCTCTTCGAGAGTACCTACGCTCTTTCCGGATGTTTTGGCTACCTGAAAAAGAGGGTTTCCTTGAATAGTGTTTGAAACGATTAAACCTCTTTGGGCGGCAAGCCTTGCGAGGTATGCGAACTTTGTTTCGTCGGGGTTTGCGGTAGCTCTGTCGAAGGCACCTCCGGTATCTGCTGTAAAAACCGCTTCCATTCCGGTTCCTGCGATGGTATCCGCTGCGATCTGCTCGAGGGTTTGGTTGTTTTTTTCATAGGGAGGATTTACAGTTGAGTCAACAAGATCGATCGTGGATGAAAAGCCAACAAGATTTTTTATACTTGCCTTAGCGGTTAAAGATGGGCTGACCTGGTACAATCCGCCGACGTTCTGTAATTCACCACCGAGATATATTTCACTTTTGGGATATTTAAAGGGTAGTAAAAGCTGATCGAGTTTTTTATCTTCCCCTGGAGCCCACGGTACCGATGCAGACCACGTATCAGATGCCATATTCATGGATAAAAACAGGGATCCTGATGTGACTGGAATCTCCCTACCCTCAAGAACTACAGTAAAATCATTTTTATCTTTTCCGGTTAGTTTTGATTTTGACACCTGGCGTTTTTTTATAACTGGAATTACGATGATTTCACCGTTATAAATCACAGGTAATCCCTCAATAGATATTCCGCGACCTGTAAAAGCGGTTTTGTTGGCTTGTACTATTTTGGTAACTTCAAGATCTGTTCCGTAGGCTCTCAGTGAAATCTGTTTTATGCTATCACCTGATTTGACTTTGTACCGGTTTCCAGGTGTTGGAATTGTTTTAATTTCAGACATAGATCACCACCTCTTTTCCTGGTGGTAATAATAGTATTTCATCTCCGGTTAGCTTGTTTGATAATATGAATAAATCCAGGTTGTTATCATTTTCACCAGGGCCGTTATATTCAGTCAGGGCAATCTCCCATGGTGTTCGGCTCCTATCCAGTTTGAAACGTTTTTCGACCTTGAGGGATAAAGATGATCTGAGTAAAAAGGCGATTATCTGGCCGAAATATAAAGATAGATTCCCATATGTAAAAAGAAATGAAAAATATTGGAGGTCTATGGGAAGTGTGGAAAAGTTCGTTTGCACTATTTCGAGATTATCGATTATCGATAGAAATACAGAGTTGATCTGATCGATGGCGTTTGTGATTTCTGATCTAGTTGTGAATTCCGATGTTATGGATATCAGCCCGATAGCTCCGATAGCTGCTGTCAAAAACTGCTCTGTTGCCATGGTGCCTGATTTTGATTCCGGTGTTATTGCATCTGGTAATGTTCCGAACATATCGGAAATCATCCCTGCGTATGAAGATAGCCTGGATGTGAAATCATTAATGGCCAGGGCAGGGGTTTGCACAACTGCGTTAATCTGACCTCCGAGTGATACGATATCAAGAACTGTTTGTTGCAAGTTGTTTTTCATGGCAGTTATAATCGCTTTTGTATCAGCGGCAACATCCGACGCTTGATTATATATCGATGATAAATTATTTATAACAGCTGAGATTCCGGAATCTGAAACTTTGACAACTTCTATTCGTTCGCTGGTCGTGTCCTGAGAGACCACCTCGAATTGTTCGATTGAATTTATATTCAGATCATCTTTTTCAGCTTCGATATTATTTGCCAGCTCTGGAATTGATTGTACTACCTGATCACTAATAGGTTCGATCCATTCTGTTTCGATTGTTGTTATATTTCCACTATTTACAGGATCGTAATTTGGAGAGAATGATATCGGTTGCAGTTTTTTTAATCCGAGGGTGGGGTGGGTTACTTCCCATACCCCGCGCTGCTCGAGAGCTTTTATAAAGTTTTGCGCGATTAGATCGTTGTTGATCCCTTCGAAATGTATGGTCATGGGGTATCTATTTCCAGTGATACCGAGGTCTTGAACTACGTTTCCATCTATGAGCGGAAAATCAAATATCCCCAGCTTTTTTGATGATGGTACTTTGTTACCCATCCATAAAGCTGAAAAGAAATTTCCATCTGGAGATGTTAAATCTATGGTTTGTCGTGTTCTTTCTTTCCAGCTCATACTTTTTTAGCCTCGATGATTTTTTTTAGCATTATGCATTTTGAGTCGCCAGGGCAGTTTTTAGATACACCCCTGCAACCTATCTCAATACAGATTCTAATTAGTTTACCCCTCACGGATTTGCCCCCAGTAACATGATATTAAATCCACCTTTTGGAGTTTCTTCCGGGGTGTAGGTTGATCCCGGAGGCGCTCCAGCTATATCAATCCTACCGGTGAGTGCAAGTTGTGCTGCCCGTGCGCGGGAATCTTCATCTATTTGGTTTGGGGCGCGGCGCTTTTCTTCTCGTCTTTCATCTGCAAATAAGCTCTTTCTTAATGCTGACAATTTGGCGGCTCCTGTCCCTGCTAATTTCCCTAGTGCTCCTGGGATTTTTGACAACAACTCTAACAGTGATATTACAGGAGCGAGTATTCCGGAAAATATAGCTTTTCCGATCGCTTTTATTCCACCTATAAAACCCTTTTCTGTAAATGCGGATTTCACATGGTTCCAATTCTGCGCGATTGATGAAATTATTTCCGTTATAACCGTGAAAGCTGGGCTTATTAAAAGTATAACGCCTTTTATTTTTTCCCAGGTTTTAAATATGGCGATTGCAATTTTTGTGAAAAAGGTTGCGACTTTTGTAGCAACGTCAATTACAAACTTTTTAATAGCGTTCCATACCTCTAAGAATTTAGCTTTGACTGCATCTTGATTTTTTATCAGTAATCCGATACCGGTTACAAGAGCGGCGACACCTATGATGATAAGAGCGATAGGGTTTGCTGACATGGCTACATTTACAATCCATATGGCAGCCGCCACCGCTCCTAATATTGCTATGAGCGGTCCGAGAATCGGAGATAGCGCTTTTATGCCTATGAAAAATCCATCAACTACGACGCCAACGATTGTAAAAACTACGTTCAGCGCTTGCATAATATCCTCAAGACTAATCATTTTTCCTATAGCGGATTTTATAACTGACCCTGCTAACGTTTTAATGGAATCGATCATGGTTTTTATCCCGTTTACTAATTTTATAAATCCAGGTTTTAGAATCGTGATTATCTTTTTAATTTTTTCGAACACTTTTTCTACTTTCTGCTTGATCATCTCTTTGTTGGCAACTACCCATGCCCTGACCATTTTTGAAAACTCTATCCCTTTGTCAACTATCTTTTTCAAAATAGGGAAAGCTGTCAAACCTAACACTCCAAATGTTAGTCCGATATTATCTTTGAGGGTTGACATTTTTCCGGTTAGTGTTTCGGATGCTAACTCCATGCCCCGGAAAAATGTACCACCTTCGGAAGTCATAACCCTGAAAACTTTTTCTAGTTCCTTTCCGGTTACTTTTCCCTTTGCTGTCATATCGGCCATTACAGCAACCGTCACACCCATGGAATTTGCCAGCTCCTGATAAATAGGAATTCCAGCACCGGTGAGGATATTCAGATCTCCAGTTTCTACTTTATTTTTAAGTATCGCCCTGGTATAAACTCCTGATACTGTTTTCAGCTTTTGAGCGTTACCGCCTACTGTATCACCGAGCATCCTGAATGATTCAACGGTCTTTCCGATGTCTCGATTCATGGCAGGTAACAGAGCTTGGGCGGTTGAACTGATTGCATCAAATTGAAATGGTGTTGTTGCTGCTGTTTGGTTTAGAGCTTCGACAAGATCGGTGGCACCCTGGATACCTCCCATGAGAGGCGTGAAAGCTGCTGTGGCATCTTCGATCTTGGAACCTTCGATAATGAACTTTGAAAATCCCTCTTTGAGTTTTTGGAATCCCTGGGTGATTAACCCTGATGCAAGGATCCCGCCAAGCACGGCCTTGAATCTGCTACCGGCGTCGGACGCTCCACGAAAAGAGGACTTTGTTTTTTTCTCGAATGTTCCGGCGTTTCTTGCGAGCTTTTTAAACAAGCTTGAAATACCGGTGTCTTTACTTCCGATTTTTGCTACTACTGCAAAGTCAGGCATTCATACTATCCTTTTTCGCGCGGTTTATATCCTCGCAAATATCATTCCAATATATTAGATCGGTGAATGACATCTCACTGATCTCTTTTGGTGATACGCGGCCAAGATAAAATAAACTGGCCGCGCAATCGTGCAGGTAAGTTAATATATCTTTGCCATCTACACGGCTGGTAAAAAAAGCGCACCTGCCCTAAACGCTGTCATACGGTCTGCACCTTCAAGCTTTGTCATAAGATCATAACCAAGGCCGCTCAATTTGCCAAGTATCGCGAGAATTTTATCGTCGTCGATGGTGTACTTGTTTTTTACTTTAACTAGTTCGTGGGTGATTTTCTTGTATACGATATCATCCGCACCTTCACGAATCTGTTTTATTACCGGATAACCTTCGCTTGTTTCGATTGACAATCTACCGTGACGGATTTCCATGGAGATTGCTTCGTATGTTGATTCGGCATCTTCCATCTGATTGATATCAATATTGTAATAACTGATAAATTCATAAATCTGCTCTTCTGCCACTTCTTGTGATACCGGTAGTTTTTCTTCCGGGTGTTTTTTCTCTTGTAACATTTTTAAGTTTTCGATAATTCCCATTAAATAAATACCTCCCATTCGTTTTCTTCCATGAGTTTGACTGTTGCTCTGTTTTCCATGGTGTTGTGTGTTTCAAACTCAATCCAACCATCGCACTTGTATGATGTGCCGCTTACGGTTGTGTAAGATAGAGCTACCGTATCGGTGTTATCTGCAATTGCTTTCAGGATTTCCTGTTCTTCAGGTGTTGCTCCGATAATTACACCTTCTCTGGTTTGAGGCCTTTTGACCATCTTTCTTATGTTAGGTCCGGATGTTGCGATGGAGCTGTTTTCAAACTTTGACCCTACAGATTCAATTTCAGCATCGGCCATCACGTTAAATGAGGTCCCGCCTATAGATAGCGCCCTTATTATACCTGCTGTGTTTGCCATTTATTTCATCTCCTATAGTACCGCTATGGATACGTCAAACTCTGTTTCCGTATCGAGGATTAAACCTTCGCCGGAAAGAATTACTTTGATTTTATTTACGAAACCGTCTGCACCTACTCTAACCGTCGGAGGATCGTCTTGAAGGGCTTTGATTGAAAAAGCTGTTTCGTAGATCCACGCTAAAGACGCCCAGCTATTTATAAGCGTGACATCCTGCGAAATCACAGAGCTGACATCGCGAGCTTTTTTCTTGGAGTTTGGGTTGACTAACGCTATGTCCGATACAAGAGTAGTTCCCTGCCATTTTTCCGTTGCGAACGCTGATGCTTGAGAGTGCAAAAGGTTTTGACCAAGGGCGATGTTTCGCATGGACCTGTATCCGTTTGATTCGACGGGGACTTCCGGTGGATGGTAAAATGTGACTATGTTTTGGAGATACACGATATTGTTTCTCACAAAGGTTGGAGATACACCGCTTTTAACCGCCGCATCTCTGTTATCTAATTCTGATGTCCACCTGGATGTCGATGCTTTTGACCCTGGGTGTACTCCGGATAGCGGGAAATCTGCATAACTTTGTTCCGGGAGTTCGTGAGATATCCCGGCCATTATTCCCATGGTTTGTGCTGCGATTTCCTGTGGGTGGCCTGGGGAACCTGGTACTGAGATAATACCGTTTGCGCGGTCAAGAGTTCTACCGTCGCCGAGAGCTCTAACCGCTGTTAGACCTGCTGATCCAGGGTCGACATCTCCGCTAAGGACTCTAAAAGGTCTATGGACGAGCTCGCCGTATAAACCCACCTTGGCGTTACCTGGTCCGACATAGGTTGATATGCTGTTTAGGTTGGCCGTCACATGGCCGTATCCTTGGATGATATCGGTATAATGATCTTCGTTTGCGCCATCGCCTGTACCGAGAGCGTCGAGGGCTGTTTGGATGTCATCCGAGCTGGCGCCCGATGCCATGTCGGTGATTGCCAAAACTATACCGGTAGGGATGACATCTGAGGCCAGTAGATTGACGGTGATAGAAATATCGTTGCCCCATGCTCCGACTGATTTTGAAGTTATGGTGACAACTGTGGTTAACGCGGTTGCTGTTACTGGTAGTTCTGTGATTGCATTTATTGCGTCGGCAACAGCGGTGGCGATTTCGTCTGGTGTCATAGCATCGGTGATCGTCACATTAACCGGGAGATCCAAGATGCCGGAAATGTAAATAGAAAGTGTTCCTGCAAGAACTCCTGTTGATCCTACGAAATCGATTTCACCGGAAGCTTTAACACCTCCATCATCTTCGGCTTGCATCATGATATATGTGGGTATCGCGTTTTTAGAACCCTTGAATGACTGTACCGCGAGCCTGTAGAGCATCCAACCAAATCCTGTTTTAGAACCGACATCCGACGGGCTAGTGACTGCTATCGGTGTATCGAGATCGACGGATAATTCTTTCGATGGATCCGCGGTTCCAATTATCAATATTTTTCTCGGTAATGCACTTGCTGAAAATTGAAATTGTTGATTTGTTATGCTGCTGCCCTTTGCGGCAGCGAGTGTGCTTGCTGTTATTCCTGACATATTCCCTCCTGATTAATTTGGAATATTTTCTGTGCCGGCTATATCGCCCGCACCATTTATATCTGTTGTTGTGCTGATTGAATTGATTACAACCGGTTCGACACCAGAAACATCTTCATTCGCTTTCATAGTGATAATAGCACTGGCCGTAAGAGTTGCCAGAGATCCATTATCTATGAGATCATCTTTTCTGAAAGAAGGTATCCTAAGTTTATCGAAAATACCTGGTTCCTGTCCGAGATCTCTATTTGCGTTTGATTTCAAAATTCCGAAAATTATTTCAAATAGTTCGTTCATTGAATCGTCAGCGATTTGCCCGGATATTTCCCCGGCGGCGATAGCTGCTGCCTTTTCTTCTTTCGTTGAATCCGGATCTTTCAGTACGTCACTATCAACCGATGATTTTGACGATACCGTGAACTCCAACCTGTAAGAAATTATATGTTGAATGTCCCCGGATGATTTATCCCCAACTTCCGGAAACTCTCCTGATTCATAAAAAACCTGGACAGCTCGGTCTGTACCCACAAAATCGGCTGATAATTTCGTTTGAACCTGATAACCGATTGTTCGGTATCTGCCTAGTTCATTTTCACCTAACGTTTGTATTAACGCTGCGTTAATTATATTGAATTTCATCATGATTGTTCAACCTCCCCGCCATATAAAATTATGTAACCAACCGAAGCGCCGCCTTGTGGCGCCCTCATACCGGTTACAAGAAAATTGATAAGTGGGCCGTTTGGTTGTAGCTGTAGATTCATGTACCAATTACTATCGCTTGATTCCGGAATTACTGAGAGAGATGTCAGGGCAATTTTAGCGCTTGGGGTTTCTACTATCATATCCTCACCGGTGTCGGGAACTTCGCTGACGAAATCGGAGTTTGTCATAATAGTTTTTAGCGGTTCTCCAGTGATCTCATCTTTGTCCTGCACGGTTCCGTCAGGTGCTATTAGGATTATAAGTAGACCCCAGTCCCGTTGATTGAGGCGCTTCATATCGCTGCTGACATTCTCTCTCAAGCTCATTTTTTACCCTGTTTATTTCCAAATGGCATATTAACTCCTTTTTCGGCAGCAGCAGCTTTTTCGGCAGCAGCAGCTTTTTCGGCAGCAGCAGCTTTTTCGTTTAGTTTCCGCCACGCTTCCTTTACCTGTTGCGGTATCAGCTTATCCGGTGGATTGTCGCCAGCTTTGTAGATCTTTCCGAGTGCTCCAAATGAACATCCTTTTGGTACTATCATTTTTTAGTGCCTTCTTTGAGTTCTTTTTCCATCTTTGCAAGTCTGGATTTCAAGCCGTTTTCGATCTCTTTTTCAAGAGCTGCTATTTTGTGTTTTGCTTTTTCGAGTTCTTTTTTAAGCTTTTTGTTTTCGCTCTTGAGATCTTCACTTTCAGCTTTTACGGCTTTGTTGATATCGGGAATGGCCTTGAGAGTGGCAACTTTTATCTTGTTAGATTCAAGACCTTTTGCGAGGGCTTTTTCGTCAAAATCATCCGGGATGATGTCGCCTGGCTGGAGGTTTTTTTTGTCTTTTCCTTGCTGCTGTTTTACACCAGGGCCAACCCAGATATAAGTTTTTTTATCTTCGCTCATTTTTTAGATCCCTCCTATGTTATGAGATCGGTTAGGGTTGCTACAGCGTCGGTTTGCGTGGTCGCGTAGATCGGTGAGTGCTGAGTTACCAGGGAGATCTTTTTTCGGTCGTCTGATGGGTACGCGTAAGTGAAAAAAGATTCCGGAACGATCACACCGGATGATGTAACCGCTTCGGCGACGTTTGGTGCCATCGGGTCTATACCAAACATCTCGATATACCATGCGCGCTCTTGGCTTCCCATGGGAATCCTGTCCTGAGGTCCATAATATCGATCAAACCTGGCTTCCGAACTTGTGATCATGGCGTTGTCGGTTGGCATGTAATACACAACGTTTCCGGCACTGTCTTTGTAGTATCCCTTGTAAATAAATACCCAGAGAATGTGACTACCAGGGGTACGTAATCTACCGAACGCGTGCCATCCTGATTCCTTCATGAATGCAAGCTCTGGAGGTACAGGGAAATCTCTTGAAACTTGGATCAGCTCAATTCTTCTATTGTTTGCTAACGATTGAAATGTTTCGTTGTTAATGGCTGCTGACCATGCTTCCGCACCTACGCAAAGTATGTCGGGTGTTTCCTGGCCTTGCTCCAGGACACGATCACAACCCGCATCGATGTTTCCAAAAATGTCGGCTGCTGCATTATCCCATGGTACGGCAACACCTATAGTGTTTCCTGCTGACCGCCTGAAATCGTACTGCTCGGATGATTTCGCAGTGCCTAAAATGGCATCTTGAAAACCGGTCAGCATGGATTGGGCAGCGAGCTTTTCGTCTGTCCTGATAATCCGCTTCATGGCAGCAGAGTTCAAGTTTGCTGCTCTGATCCTCATCCTTTCGAGGCGTGATTTTTTTTGATATGGGTTTTCACCTGGTTGCCGGAATAAGATTTCATCCCCTGTGATATTTGAGATCTGCTCGGCAAGGGGGTAAAGTCTGGTGAAAGATGTGAACTCACCATCTTGTAAGTTCTTCTGGACAGAACCTAATGATCTTGAATTAGAGCCTCTTTTGATAAGAGGCGCGAGCTCTTCGGTTCCCCTAACAATATCAATATCAAGAGAGTTAGAATCTTTTGATATAATTGTTTGAGCACCTGGACCTCTACCGAAAAAAACTTGAAAGCCGGTTTTGGCTTTTATTTTGTTATTTTCGTTATACAGGTCCACCATGGTTCTTGTAAATAAATCTGGTGTTTGTGGCATTTAAATCTCCTTAGTTTTCGTGGCGGTTAATTTGAACGGTATCGTTAATTAAAATACCAACCAGGGCCATTTCTTCCCGGATGGTTAGTCCTGATGGTAATACGCTGTCAGCGGTTAGCGAATTTTCGTAAACGATCTGTTCGGCGTCAATCAGACAGTTTGAACCGATTAAAACATTATTTCCGACGACATCTCCAGCGACGAGATCTGCTGACAGGATATCCTCTACGAGCATGATTCCGGCAAACATTCCGGCACCGTCGATGGCGAGTGGGGCGAGCGGTACGTATTTTTCAACAGCCGTTACAACAATTGAAAACGAATCCGCAACACTAAAATCTGTACCTCCCTCGGTGATCGTAAACGTCAGGGCGCCAACGGTGAATGTCGTGGCGAGACCGGCACCTGTGTTCAATACAAGATTATTAGCGAGCATCTTTGAGTTTGGATCTTCGAGTTTGAATGTTCCGCCTTCTGCTGTGGCAATAATACATTCGAGATTATATGTTCCGATAATCACACCACCAAATGTTGCAAATCCGATTCCTGTGCAAGTTCCGTTTCCGGTTCCGACTACAGCGACGGTAGCAGGAGTGGAATGTTTTACTTTTCCAAGTACCGTGAACTCTGCAAGGTCTGTTGTGCGTCCGGCGTCCTGCTGGATGGTTTCATTATCCCTGATGTACGAATCGCCATACAGGATAAATGGGGATTTTGTGTTATCAGTTCTCGTTTGAACTCCGCTCATTATTTCACCCCCTGGGCCATGGCTTTTTTGGTATCTGAGATTACTTGGTTGTAATCAGTGCCTTGTAAAATCTCTCCGGATGCTGCACCGGTTGAGATCTGCTGAGAGTTAGCTGACGATTGGTCTTTTGATTCGAGCTTTGCGTCTTTTGATTTCGAGGATTCTACCTGTTTGTCGTTGATTTTGACGACCATTTTAAAAACCTCAGCGGTGACTTCGCCTTTGAGAACTTCGACCACGGAATCTTGAAGATGCGCATATGACTTTGTCATATACGGAATGATCTTGTCGATCTCTGTTTGCCTGCTTTCTTCCCCCGCTTTGAATTTACTTTTAAGTTCGTTGTCGAACTCTGCTCTTGCGGCGGGGTTTGTGGACAGAAACTCTTTTAATGTTGTTGACATTTTA